AAACCAGGTCGACGCGCGGGGACACGGTGGGCGCCGTGATCGTGCCCGTTACCTGGTACGCAATTTCCGTTCTCGTGGTGCCGTCGAACAGCCAGCCGGCATTGACGCGCACTTGCATTGTCGCGGCATCCGGCGATCCAAAACGATATTCGCTCGGCGCGAAGGCCCAGCCGATTCTTTCCGTTATCAGGTGCGCATCGTCCAGCGCGCCCTTGTACGTGGCCGCGTCCATCGTATTGAAGTTAGGGAGAGTGGGAGTCGCGACTCCGGTCATTCTAAGCCCCTTGTGCCACTACGTTAGCGGAGCCGGCGACTCCGGTCCCACTGGTGTTAAATAAGCGCACCGTTGCGCCCGTTTCGGTAATCGAGTTTGCCACGCCAAAAATCGCGGACGTGCTAACCGGCGTCACGGTCACGGCCGGCGCCGCGAAAAATTGAGTCGTCCAGGTCACGGCGGAGCCGGCCGCGTCCAGCGTAACGGTTTGCGCTTCGGATCGCCGCGGAGAGTCCACGGTCGGCGTGAATGCGGACACATACGCGCGGCCCGTATTCATATCGACCCGCAGGCGCGGGGACAGATAGCGCGCGCTTGCGGTCCCAATAGTCCAATTTTCGTAACCGTCATAACTGCCGGCCGCGAGCCTGTAATCGAGCTGAAAGATAGGCTCCGCGGCGCCGGACTCGCCCTCGCCAAGCGCGGCGGTGATCGGCCCATAAATGCGCCCCGCGCTGGTGTCGAATCCGTAATCAATCTCCAAGCCGGTATAGGTAAATTCCGAAACCGGATTCGGGCAATAGGAGTCGAAAACTTCCCAGCCGAGCGCCGATGCGAGCGATTGCGATTGAGCGCACAAGGTATTGTCGACCGCGTGATAAAAACAGCCCGCCTTAGAGCCCTGCCAGCGCGGCGCCTCCGCGGTTTGGAAAACAACGGGATTTTCGCTCGTAACCTCGAGATCGAAATAGGCCGCGCTGCTCGAAAGGTTATCGTCCGCGTCAACGGCCTTGATCCAAAAGCGCCACGTGCCAGGCGGCACCTGCGCCGTTGTCATTTCCTGCCCGCGCGTTACAGGGTCCAGGCGGGTTGCGCCGTCGAAGCCGCCCGCCTCGAGCCCGTATCGGATATCGTACCCTTTCAGGTCGATAACCGTTACCTCGTCCCACGTCATAACCACCACGTTAACATTTTGCGAGCCGGCAAAATTTGTAACGTCCGGCGGCAAGGTGGTTTTTCCGACAACGGTATGCGACTCCACAAGAGTCCATCCCGAGCTGCCGGCGGTGTTTTTGATCGCGCGCACGCGGTAATCGTAGATTCCGCCTTGCTCCACCGGCGCCATGCGAATTTGCATCGCGCCATATGGCGCCGTGAATCCGGTGCTCCAATCGCCGGTGCCCGTTTCCCTAAATTGCGCCTCGTAATAATCCGGCTGGGGCGCGGTGCCGGCCACCGGCGCGAAATAGGCCATAATGCCGAGCTCGAGGGAGCCGGACGGATAGCGCACAATCGCGCTTTCATCGGACCGCGTGTAAGCAATTGCCGGCGGATAGGGGATAAGCAATTGCGTCGATATGCTCGACTCAAAGCCGGGCACCGGCGAGCCCGAGTCCGCGCTCTGTATCGCCACCGCATAGGCCACCGCTTCAATCGTCGCGGTGTGATTTAGCTTCGGCACGATCCGTTGCACTACCAAGTCCACGGTTTCGAGCTCGGACTCGCCAAAAAAGAGCAAGTCGCCGGCGGCCGGGCAATCGGCGGCCGCGATCACTGGTGAAAAGGTCAAGCTGGTAACGTCGCCCAGCTCGAGCACGACACTTGCGTAAACGTCCGCGCCTGCGCTGGTGCGGATGCGCGCCGAATAGGTCGAGCCCGTCACCATCGTAAAAGTTTCGTCGACCGTTACGGCGGTGCAATTCCCGCTTCCGTCCGTGGTCACGGATTTAATGCGGCCGGAGCCGAGCCCGATCAAGGGCACGTCATGCCCGAATTTAATACGGTCGCCGCGCTGGCAGCGCAAATTGTCGATGCCGGTTTCGAAGCGGTGGATTTCCGGCCGTAGCCGCAAAATTGCCAGGTATCGGCGCGCGAATTTCCAAACCTCCACCGAGTCGAGCTTGCCCGGCATTTGAAAATCTTGAATGTTCGTCGCATTCGCGGCCGTATAGCCCTCGTCGTAAACAATTTGCGAATCCACCGCCCACGAGTCTTGATTTATAAAGCGCACGCGCAATGCGTGGACCGGATCGGCAAAAATGCGCGTGCCTACGTAGCCCCAGGAATTGCGCGGGCTAAAGTGCTGCGCAATTGTCGATTTCACGTTGTCGCGCACGATTGAATATTTGCCATCTTTCATCGGCTGAAAGCTGGCATTGCCGGCCGCGGCTATGTCCTTGCAGAGCGTGTAAACACTTTGCGCCTGGTCAATCACGTTGTCATATTTCCAGCCATACAAAACGCAATCGGCATTCCAAGACTCAATTTCCGAAAGGTCCAGGTCGGCATCGGCCACCGGATTCCGATTCGCAGATTTGCGCAGCACGTGGCAAAGCAAATCGGCCGGCGTTCTAGATAACATGGTGTTCCAGGTGGGCGAGCCCGAGCTCGAGTATCTTTCGACAATCGTTTGCGCCACGGCCGAATAGGTTTCAATCACGCCCGAAAGCTGATTCGATGCCTTCATGCGCAGGGCAACCCAGCATTTCCCGACTCGCATCGATTCCGAAACCGGGTGCTCGTTTTTGATCGAGCGCAGGACGGACCAATAATAGCGGTCGACCGAATTAACCAGGGTCGTGAAATTGAGCGGGTTTCTCAAGCGCACGTCATATTGGCCGCGCGGCACCAGGATTCGCCCCGATACGCGGTAAACCCCGCGGCGCTTTTGATTCCAGTGGACAAATCCCGGCGTGTCGAAAATATCGCCCGCCTCGTCTACGTTCGGGTGCGCCTCCGTATTGGACCAGGTGGGCGAATAAAAGTAGGGAGTCCCCGCCGGCGCAATTTCGACGTAGCAATGCGCGCCATTCGGCACGTAATCCCCATCCGTGTTAACGGTGTAGAGCCCGCCGGTAAAAATCCAATCAATTACGATTTCGTCCGTATCCGGCTCGGTTGTGCGCAATTGCCAGCCGTCCGCGGATTCGAATGTCGCGGAAACATCCAATTCATTGACGGTGCCAGGGTACAGCGTGCAAGCGGTATCGTCCGGCCATCCCTCTTTAACTTCAATTTCGTAGCCCACGAAATTTGTTAGCAGCGTGTCCCCGATCCGGTGCTCGGACAGGCTCAAGGGCCCGTAGCCGAAGCAAAAGAGCATGCGCAAATATTGATCGTTGCCGACAATTTCGGTGTAGGGCTTCGCGGCGTAAAAAGGGAAATGCCGCATGCGGCCCAGCACTTGCGGCACCACTCCATAGGGATTTGCTCTATTGCGCTGGCCCGTGATCGAAAACGATTCCGGGACTCCGCTCGCCGGCGCCGAGTCCGATCCCAAGGATTGATTTGGCGGCGGCGCGATGGCGGCAATCAAGAGCTGGCCCACCACGGAAACGCCCGCCACGAGCGCGGCATTGCCGGCGGTCCCCACCGCAAAGGCGGCGCCCAGCATCGGCGCGAGATACCAGGCAACCACCACGATAACGATTAGGAGCACCACTTGCAGAATCAGGGCCAGGGGATTTTTGCCCTTGCCGCCCTGCGGCACCGCGCGGATTGAAACCGTGGTTCCGCCCTTCGGCCGCACCAGGTGCCATTTGCTCGGCTCAATTGCGTGATCGTCTATCCAGACTCGCGCGGTGCGCGCGGTCGAGAGGCGCACGCCCATTTCTGCAATGATTTCGGTAAGGTTCGGGCCGGCCTTAATGATCCGGCGCGTTTGTTCGAAGCTGAAAGGGTTTTTGAGCGCAACAACGGCGATTTCGTCCGGTCCAATTAACTCCGGCTCGTTAGGCAGGGCGCGCGTTGTGTCGGTAAAATCCAGCAATTTTATATCCCAGCATGGCGAGGCGGCGGACAGGTTCGATGCAAGTCTCGGCGCCATCCAAACTATGCAGAATTAAATTGCCGGGCAACCACAAGCCCACGTGCGAAAAATCGGCCACGTATTGAAATATGGCCCCGTCCCCTTCCCGCGGCGCCTCCACCTTGTGCCACTCGGCATTGACGTTGCCCCGCAAAAGCGCATTTACAAGGCGCCGCTCGTGAGGGTCCGTATATTCGCCATCGGCAAAGGCCGGCAGCTCGATTCCGAATTGCTCGCGGTAAACCAGGCAAACCAGGCCCCAGCAATCCAGGCCGGCGCGCGAGCGCCCGCGCGCGAGGAATGGAATCGGCGGTGAAACGTAGCCATTCCACCAGGGCTCGGCGGCGGGTGCTCGAGACATTAGAACAGGGCCGGGAAATCGGACGGGTTGAAGGTTTCTTTTGGGTATTTCTGATTTAACAAATCCGCCGGCGCAATGGTGCCCTCGATTTCCTTAGCGGTCCAATTGGTTGACCGGAGGGTTAAGGTAATCGGGCCCGCTATCAGCGTGTCCGGCTCGCTCGCCGCGATAACCTCGAGCGTTAGGATTGGCGGGCTCGTGGCCTGGCGTATGTTTTGAATGATGCGCCGATCTACGTTTGAAATCCGCAAATTAACGCTGGTCA